ATGAAAGTATCAAAAACATTAATAAATGAAATATCAAAGCTAAGTAAAGCTGACTGGTTAAAAGTAAGAAGTAATATAGATTATATGTTTTCTATGGAAGAAAAGGAAAAAAGTAAAGAGCTTTTTATTTCTAGTAATAAGATAGAAGAAAAGATAAAGAGTGGACCTTGTCCAATAGAGATAGAATAAATAAACCCTCACTAAAAGCAAGGGCTTATGAATATTATTCAGTTACTACTTGTATAAAAATTGGGTTAATCCTATAATCCTTACCTAAATAATGAATTTCAACATAATCTAGTTGGTAATAAGTATGTTCCTCTTTAGAGTTTGGTGACCATATAGAAGCATTTTCTTCATACCATATTGATGGAATTGAATGATTTTTTCCCATTACACAGTTAGGATCATCTGAAAGATTAACCCAATTTCCTAAAAGACAAGCATAAATTTTTTTCATAAATATCTACCTCCTAAAAGTTATATTAACAATATTATAGCTTTTAAGAGGTAAAAAATCAATAAAGGGGGAATGCCTATAAAAAACTTTAAGATTTGAATGATAATTAAAAACTAATTGAAAGGAGAAGTAATGGAAGAAAACAAAAGTTTAATAACCTACAATGGAATGAAACTAGGGGTAACAATAAAAAATAATGAAATAGAAATAGAGATGGGGGAATTAGCAAAAGCTATTGGATACACAGATATTGCTGGAATAAAAATGATATTAGATAGAAATCCAGAGCTTAAAAATAAAGAATTTTCTTACTTGAAGAAAGTAGACAGTATTGAAAATGGAATCCTTAAGAAAAGAGAAAAAAGACTTTTTACAGAAGATGGACTTTATGAAGTTACTATGTTAGCCAATACTGAAAATGCTAAGAAGTTCAGAAGATTTGTAAGAGACTTAATGAAAAAGTATAGAAAGAATGAGTTAATTCTAAGAACTCCTACTTTACTTCCAACTCAACAAGCTCAACTTGATGAAATGGTTAGGCTAATAAAGGCAAGAGATGGAGAAATAGGAGATTTACTAGATTCATTTGAAGCATTTCAAACATATTTAACAGATATAGAAGTTATTAAAGGTGATGTAAAACTATTGATTGAGCTACATGACAAATTAGTTAAAGAAGTAAAAGAACTTAAAAAAGAGGTGTTTGGAACTAATGAATAAGTATTTTCTGGATTTATTGACATTAAAGACAGAAATGAACTATAGAGGATACAGTGAAGCAACAAAGAAAAGCTATACACAAATAGTAGGTAACTTTTTAGAAGTAACAGATAAAGAAATTATCAATATTACAAAAGAGGATGTGGTCAGATACTTAGATGAAAATATGAAACTTTTAAAAAAGAATAGTAGAGCAGTTCATTTGAATGCTTTGGAGTTCTTTTTTGAAGAAGTGTTGGGACTAGATATAACAGTAAGTATAAAAAACTATAAGCGTGAATTTTTGGAAAAAACATTTATGACATTAGAGCAATTCAATATTTTAAGTAATTCAGTTACAGAGAAAGAGAGGCTGATATATGAAATAATCAAAGAAACAGGTTTCAAATTAAAAGATATAGTGAATTTAAGAGTTGAGGATATAGTTTATGGAGATGAATGTTATATAGGTATTCATAAAATATCCAAAGAGCTTTCGAGGGATATTCAAAAATATTGTGATAAGGAGATGATAGATGCAAAAATTTTTAATGTCTGTGAGTATAGTATAAGAAGGTGGAATAAAAAAGCAACAGAAAGATATTTAGGTGTTGAATATCAAATAAATGATATTAGACATGCTTTGGCATTAGAACTATATATTAAAAGAGGTGATGAAGAGGGAGCAGTTAAATACTTAGGTTTAAAGTCAGTGGAAGCATTAAGGCAATATTTTAATAGAACAGGTAATAAATATTATAAAAAATAGGGACACCTCTCCGACCAAAGTTTGATGTCCCAATAAAAACAAGTATGCTTAATTATAGCATAAAAGGAGAAAGAATGGAAGAAAAGGAAAAATATTTAAAAGGAATGCTTGAATATTGTTATCAAAATAAAGAAAGTTTTAAAACAATGATAGCAAAGATAGAAAAGGAGTTAGCAGAATATGGAAGCAGTGGAGAAGAAAGTTACACAAATTAGAGATAATTTAGTGAGAATCCTTAATTTAAGGAAAGAAATGGTTGACTGTGAAATTTCTTGGCTACAAATGATTAAAGCACTTAAACTTAGTCAATATGAAGCATTAAAATTTAAAAATGGTGAACTTCCAGAATTAGAGCAAGAGGCTTTAAAAATCTTAAAAAAGACACCTAAAAATATAAAAAATAGAGATAAAAAATTTAAATTTTTTAATAAATTTTTGCTAGAAAAAGGAATAACAGCAACACAATTTTCAAAAGATGTGGGAGTTGATATAGATAAAATACATAGAATATTAAGAGAAATCCCAGTTAATAGGGATTATGAAATAGAAAATAAAATAGAACAAGCAATAGGAGCAAAATTATTTTAAAGGAGGCTTTTTATGGAGAAATACTACACATTACAAGACATAGAAAGGCTCTTTAAAAAAACAAGAACAACAGCTTTAAAAATGGCACAAAACAAAGGTTGGATAGTTGTAAAAGAAAAAGTAGACAAAGTATATAAGAATCTTTATTTAAAAGAAGAAGTAGACAGAGAACTAGGAATAATAGTTGATGAGCAAAAAGCTAAGATGCTGACTAGGACAGTAAAAAAGAATGAAGCTAAAAATATAGATGAATTACCTGACTGGAATCAAAGAGTGGCTAATTCAAGATATATACTTTGTATAAAATTAGAGGAGGCTTATGAAGAAAGATTAGAGAATAAAGATGTAGTTATAAGAGAATTTGTAGAGAATGCAAGAGAAGAGTTTCCACAACAAATGGAGATTTTAAAAAGTTTATCAATTCCAACTTTAAGAAGATGGTATGGAATTTATAAGAAAAATAGAGACAATCCATTGGCACTTGCCTCTGGACATGGAGCTAATAAAGGTTTGAGAAGAGTCAATAAAGAAGTACTAGAAATGACTAAAAAACTTTATTTTAGCAAGAATAAACCTCAAATGACTGTTGTTTGGCAGAAAATAGTAGAAATGTTTGGGATAAATGCTATTAGTTATGGGACTCTTAGAAATTTCTTAAACAACGATGTAAATATAATTGAAAAAGACAGAGCTAGAATGGGTGCAAAAGAATTTAAAGATACTCACTCTACCTTTATAATAAGAGGTTTACAAGATGTTAAAGCTGGAGATGTATGGATGGCAGATGGGCATACACTAGACTTTCAATGTTATAGAGGAAAAAAGAAAAAAGCAAACAAACAGAGAGATTTTGGAAGACCAACTTTAATAGCCTGGTTAGATTTAAAAAGTAGAATGGTTGTTGGCTATACTTTATCCTGGACTGAGAATACAGAAGCAGTAGCAATAGCACTAAAAAGAGCTATAGAAAAGTACGGAGTACCTAAGAAAATATATACAGATAATGGTAAAGCTTTTAAAAATAAGGTTTTAAAAGGTACAGAAGAACTTGAAGGACTATATGCAAGTCTTGGAATAGAGGTAACACATGCAAGACCTTACAATGCTCAAGCCAAAGAAATAGAAAGATATTTCAGAGATTTAAAAGAAAATTTTTCTAAAATGTTTGGAACTTATTTAGGTGGGAATATTGTTGAAAGACCTGAACATATGAAAACTTTTGCACAAATTAAAATGGCAAAGGGGGCATTATTAGAAGAAGAACATGTAGAAATGGAACTAGCAAAATATATAGATTATAAAAATCATACATTCTATGAAATTAGGAGAGCAGGAGGTTTGAAAGCACATAGAGGTAGAGGAATGGATAATCGTACTCCTTTGGAAGTCTTCAATGAAGAGTATCCAGTTGAAAATAGAGTAATGCTTAGCGATGAAAAATTAAGAAGACTCTTCTTATATGAAGAAATGAAGAAAGTACAACAAAACGGAATTACTTTTATGGGAAATACCTATGAACATGAAGCATTGTATTATCATCAAACTGAGCGTGTAAGAATTAAATATGATCCACATAATTTAAGTGAACTCTATGTTTACTTAGACACAGGAGAGTTTTTATGTAAGGCTAGAAAACTTGTACCTGTTGGATTTAATGATATTACTGGAATCAAAATTAATAATTATAGAAAGAAAAAGATTAAGGAATATGGAGAAAAGATGTTTGATTTAACAGTAGCAATGAGAGATGATAGCAATATTTTAACAATGAAAGATGTAGCAGAAGCTGAAGTTATAGAAGTAATTGAGGATAAGACAGGAAAGAAAAAGCAGTATATTGGTAATGGTTTATATGTTGAGATAGATTAGTGAGGTATTAAATGAAGAAAATAATAGAAGATTTAGAAAAATTTGCTGAAGAAAACAATATAAGTTATACGAAGATTGCAAAAGCTATGAATATAGGAAGTAGTACACTTTCAGAATATAGAAAAGGGACATATACAGGAGATGTTAAAGCCTTAACTGAAAAAGTTGAAGCATTCTTAGAAAGACATAAAAAGAAAATGAGAAGAATAGACTTCTCAGTTGACACAGAAGTAAAGAAAAGAATTTTTTATGCAGCTGAAGTTATAGAAAATTATGTAGCTTCTAATGTAATGACTCAAACAATAGATTCAGCAAAGATAGCTTACATATATGGTCGTGCTGGAATAGGAAAAACACATGCTTTAATGGAGTGGGCAAAGCAATATAAAGGTAGAGCTTTATTTATAACAGCAGAAACTGGAATAACAGTAGTTGGGCTTATAAAGAAAATTGCAAGAGAATTAAGAATAGATGCAAATGGGAATAATACTGAATCTATTAAACAAAGAATAAAGGATAGTGTAAAGTTTACTGAGACAATTATTGTAATTGATGAAGGGGAACACCTAAAACCAGCAATAATTGACATAGTTAGAAGTATAGCTGACCAAACTGGCGTTGGAATCATAATAGCTGGAACAGAAGCATTAAAGAGTAAAATCTATTCACAAACAAAAGGCTATGAATACCTTTATTCAAGAGCTGTAATAAATATGACTTTAAGAGAATTAAATATAGATGATGTGAGTAAAATAGTTAAAAAATTCTTAAAGAATGAAATTGATTTATACAGTGAAAAAGAGCTTCAAGAAATGATTAGCTATATTAATTTAACAGTTAGAGGATCAGCAAGACAACTAGCAAATCTACTTACATTAACTGGACATATATCAACTAATAATATATCTGTTAATGGTAAATTAACACTGGACCAAATAAAAGCAGCAGTAACAATGTTAGCAATTAACTATTAATATGGAGGGAAATATGAAAGATATAAGATTAACAGAAATAGCAAAAAATGAGCTTATAAAAGAATATGGAGAAAAGGCAATAATAATAGATGATGAACTTAATGAGTTTGCTAAACTTCTTATTTTAAGAAAAGATTATGTGAAGGCTTTTAATAAAGGAAATTTTAGAGCAAAAGAAAGATATATGGAAGTTGATGAAAAAATTAAAAAAATTGTAAAAATCATAAATAAAAAAATTTAGTTTATATTAGTGTTAGCACAAAAAGTGTTATTTGACAGGAAGCTAAAATGTGGAAACTAGAAAAAGGAGATATTGTAAAGTGCATTATACCAAATGATGATGAACTTACACTGGACAAAGAATATGAAATATTAGATGTAGATACAAGTATTAGCCAAGTGGAAGTTATTAATGATATGGGAAAAGTAAAAAGTTATTTATGGGTAAGATTTGATAAGGAGGCATAATGAGTGGTTGGGCTTTAGGTGGATTATGTTTAGCATTATTTATAGCAGGTTTTAACATAGGACAAGACTATAAAAAGGGATTTTTTGGAAGAAAAAAGCAGTATAAATATTATATAAGTGGATTCTATTCAATAGCAGGGATTATAACTTTTACAAGCTGGACATCTGAATTTAATGGAGAAATAACAAGTGAAGGACTAAAAAAAATTAAAGAAGTTGAAGAAAAAAAGATGAAAGATAAGTTTAAAACAAGTGATGCTACTTTTGGAATTATTTATATAAAGAAATTAAAGAACTAAAGATAGGAGGTAATTATGGATTTAAAAAATTTAACAGCTGAAGAAAGGGAAACATTAAGAAAGCAATTTTTTGAAGAAGAAAGGAAGAAAGAAGAAGCAAGAAAAGCAAAGATAGAAGGATATAAAACACTTGTTGATGAAACAGTTTTAAATGCAATGGAAAAGATAAAAGGAATTTCAACTCAAATCGGGCAAGTAAAAAAATCTATCTTTGCTGATTTTAAAAGTATCACAGAGCTGAAAGGTGAACTATATGGGGTGAATGATAACCAGCAATCACATACATTCACAACTAGCAATGGAAAATATAGTATAACTTTAGGTTATAGAATGGTAGATGCTTTTGATGACACAGTACATTCAGGAATAGAGAAGGTAAAAAAATATATTTATAAATCTGTTCAGGATGAAAATAGTCATTTACTCGAAATAGTCAACTTATTATTAAAGAAGGATAAGAATGGCAACTTAAAAGCTTCAAGAGTTATGGAGCTTGAAAAAATAGCTGGAAATATAAATGATACTGAACTAAGTGAAGGAGTTCAGATAATAAAAGAGGCTTGGAAACCTCAGAAGTCTAAGACATTTATTGAGGCATACTATAAAGATGAGAATGGTAATAAAATAAATATACCTCTTTCTATGACTACTGTTATGGAAGATATGGAGGACTTGAAAAATGGAGAAGATAAAGAACGGACAAATTAAATATATACATATTCTAAAAAATAAATTAAATCTAAAAGATGGAGATTACAGAAGTCTTTTAGAAAGTAAATTTAACAAGAAAACATCTAAGGATCTCAGCTCTAAACAAGCTGAGGTTCTTATAAAAATACTTGAAAGGTTAATAAGTAACTATGCAACAGATAAACAAAAAAGTAGATTTAATATTTTATACAACAAAGTTTATTATGAAAAGGACAAGCAAGAGTTTATTGAACAATATTTAGGAAAAGATAAAACAATGGATAATATGACAGTTAAAGAATGTAGCAAGTTAATTTATATACTACAAGAAATAGTTGACTGGTTGGAAGAAAGGGGAATGAATGTCAACAGTTAAACATATAATTAGTTTTTCAGGGGGGAAAGATAGTACAGCAATGCTTTTGCTCATGATAGAAAAAGGGTTACCAATAGATGAGATAATTTTTATGGATACAGGTGTAGAGTTTCAAGAAATGTATGATCACATATATCAAGTTGAAAAATACATCAATAGGAAAGTAACAAAATTAAAAACAGAGAATACATTTGAATTTATGTTGCTGAAATACGAGAAAAAGAAAGGAAAAAATATAGGACAAAAAGGTTATTCATTTCCAGATTTTCGCAATCGTTGGTGCACTCAATATTTTAAAAAATCTACAATAAAAAAATATTTAAAAGAAAAATATAAAGAATTTACAGTTATAGAATATCATGGAATAGCAGCAGATGAAGTAAAAAGATTGAAAAAAAACAAAGAAAAAAATATTAAGTATCCACTCGCTGAATGGGGAATGACTGAACATGAAGCATTAGAATACTGTTATAGTCGAGGCTTTAGTTGGAAAGGACTCTATGAAAAATTTAATAGGGTTTCATGCTGGTGCTGTCCTTTAAAAAATTTAAAAGAATTAAAAGTTTTGTATAAAGAATATCCTAATTATTTTCAAAAACTAGAAGATTGGGAAAACAAAACTTATAGAAAATTTAGAACTGATTATTCTATAAAAGAATTAAAAAATAAATTTGACAAAGAGTTTGAAGGAGAAAAGAATGAAAGAGGTTAATATAACAAGGCATGGACTTATGAGATATGCTTCAAGAGTTTATAAATATCAAATTATCAATGATAGAACATTTGATATTTGGAAAAAGCAAAATGAAGATAAGGTAGAAGGATTAGAAATAGATTTAAAAACAGAATTTCAAGGAACTGAGTACATCTGTACAGCAGCTTATGACACACATAAAAAAGCCGAATTTTACATTAATAAAGATAAAATGATGACTTATGTAATTGTTGGAGATAATATGGTTACTTGTTATCCTATTGATTATGAACTAGATACTGAAAGCAATAGAGCTATTTTAGATGTTTTATTAAATAATCTAAAAAGAGCTAGAATTGATGAGGATAATTTTGAAGATAATTACTTTAAAGAAAGAAATAATTTAAAACAAGAAAAGGAGTTAATCCAAGCTGAGATAGAGCTTTTAAATTCTAAATTGAAAAAACTACAAGAAAAAAGAGCAGGAATTGAAAGTAGACAACTTGAAATAATTGGGGAACAAGAAGAACTGAGAAACATTATAAAAGTTGCCGAAGAAAAGATAGTAAGAAGTAAACTGGCACTATAAGGAATAAAAATGGAAAGTAAAGAAGTCTTAGAGCTTATAAGAGAAGCAAAAAAAGGCAATAATGAAGCTACTGAAAAGCTAATTGAAAGGTACTTGAACACTATTAGAAAGATCAATCATAAGTGGGGTAACACAGATGATGGATTTCAGGAAGGAATACTTGGAATCTATCAAGCAATTAAAACTTATGATGAAAATTACAATACTAAATTTATGACACATCTATATTTTCATATAGAAGCAAAAATTAGAAAATTTATAGATAAAGAAAGATATAGAGTACCTCAATATGTCATAGAGAGCATTAAAAAGGGTGAACAAGAAAGACTATATTTTTCAGGAATTGAAAATTTTGAAATTGAAGATGGAAGTATAGAC